CCAAATGTTTACAAGTTGTGCAACAGCATCGCCCGGGCCGCGGCGACCGTGCTGTTGACCCCCACTGTGGCGCTTCCGGAGACCGCAGAATTGGATGCCAAAGCAGCCTTAATAATGTGGCTTCCCGCGGCTGGCGCGCCAGTGTAATTTCCGCTGGCGTCGACCGTGCCCACCGTCGCATTTCCGCCAACCACTCCGTCCACGCTCCAAACAACCGCGACCCCTGACGCACCATTCACTGTCGCGGAGAATTGGCAGCCTCCGCTAGCCGCGACTATCGCCGCGGATGGCGTCACCACGACACTGGTTGTTCCGGATCCGCCCGTTCCTGAACCGGTACCCACCGTCACGCCCTGAGAGCCATATGCAGCCACATTCGCCGTGCTCGTCGCGGTGACTATATGGAGGCCGGCAGTTGCCGGCGCGGTGTAGCTTCCAGTGGCGTCGATCGTGCCCACCGTCGCGTTGCCTCCGTCCACCCCGTCCACGCTCCATGTGACGGTTACTGTGGAGGTTCCCGCGACGTAAGCCGTAAACTGCAAAACGCCATTGAGAGCAACCGACATAGAGGCTGGCGTCACACTTACCGAGATGCCTCCGGCCGATGCAGAGCCAGACTCACAGAAGAGCGCGAGCACGTCGGCGTTGCCTCCCCAAACATGCCCCGATCCATCATTGAAAGTTACGTGAACGACATTGGAAGCATCCAGGTAGGCCGACCCAACGCCCTGGGCGTGGTACCCAGATTGAATGCTCCCATTGCTCGATCCCACCATGGGCTGCAGCGTTAACCCGTCGCCGGCACTGGTGGGCAGTGAAAAGGTCGCCCCGTTCGCCATATTCTTTGCGCAGCCCACTCCAAATATGCTTCCGTTCGTCAGCGGGCAGTGCATCCAATTCCCGCCACCGACGGTCTCGGTTGTGACGGTGCCCATATTGTTTTTCCAGGCAAATACCAAGATGTCCGCGTTGCCGTGCCAGGCGGCAGCGTTACTGTCGATGTAATTAAAGTGGACAATCTGACTCGAATCTACAAATGCGCCCACACTTTGGGCGTTCTTCCAGTTCTGTGGGCTGTCATGCGGATAGGCCACGGCAAACATGTTCCCGGTGGTATAACCTGCCGGCAGTTCAACAGTGGCTCCATCTGCCAGCACACCTTGTCCAAAGATGATCGTCTCGCCACCCAGAAGCGTGAGTTCAAGCCAGGTGAGACCGCCGCTCACAAAGGTCGTATCACTGCTCATCCAACTCAGGGCCGCAAAGTTCACATCGCCGCCCCAAAACGTGCCTTCGCAGTCGGTGTAGATCAGCGTGAGAACGCGGTTTGCGTCCACGCTGCACATCTGAATAATGCGCAGCGAATGGTAATTGATGTTCGCTCCCCCAGGACCCGCCCAGGCCAACATATTGCCCACCGCAAACCCCGTCGAAGGCAACTGGAACTGGGAACCGCTCGGAAGCGATCCGGTGAAGAAAACAAAGGTCCCGCCGTTGTCCAGGCTGATGCTCGTATAGTCCGAGTCATTATCGGGATCGCTTCCGGGCACGTTCGACCAGCCGGCTGAGTTCGGGTCCGTCGTATCGTAGTCATCCGAGGGCATATACGGTGCGAGAGTCAAGTCCGCCTCTCCACCGTCGCCAGCCGCGGTCAGCGCGAGGCTGCCTCCGCTCCCCGTCGCCGTTGCGTTATAGGGACGGTGCGTGGCATCGAGCACCGCGTACTCGCCAGCGTAGGAATAGTTAGCCGAGTCATCGAGCGTCACATGATCGCCACACTGAATCTGCGCGACTACCGCTCCCGATCCAGCCGCATCGGCTGCAAACAACGCAGCCTTCAGAGTGACGGCCTTGGGCGTCACATAAGGCGATTGATCAGGGCCAAGCGCCAAATCGCGCTCGAAACGCGAAATGCGGCTGGCCTGGTCAAAAGTCGAGATAGCGTAGTCGTATTCGACTCGGACCCGATTCCTCTGGCGCGGCAGGCCAACGCCAACCGCTCCGCGCGCGAGCTGGTTGTTCTCATGATCGAACTGGGGCGCACGTTCCTTGAGCCGTGAATACAGCAGGCCAATTGAGCCGCCGGCGCCCACACTCGTTGGATAGTTAGCACCCTTCGAAGTCAGGGTCAGGGAGTAACAGTTGCCATTAACATCCGCATCCGGAACAGAGTAGACGGTCCACACCCCGTCATAGATTGTTTCCGTTCCGCCAAAAGACAGAATGTCGGCCGTGTTATAAGGATGCGGGGCCTGGGTAGTAACCACCGGATTGTGAGAAACCTCACAGGTAATCGATGCGACGAGGGCCGAGGTCGGCACCAGGAGGTCGCGGAACTTCGCCACATAGCAGTTCGGCGCCTGGCTCACCAGTTTGTCGCTAGGGCAAAGCGAACCCGGAAGGATGTTTTTCCGCGAGAAGGTGAAGACGCTCGGCCGGGTCTGATCAGGGATAAGAGCGATCTGGCCAGCGTACTCGCGTTGGTAGCTCCGGCAGCACTTCAGAATCTGCTCCAGAATCGCAGCCAGCGTCGTGGTCTGCGAAAAGGCATAAGCGGCGGTGAATCGACGGCGTCCGTTTGCCAGTACCTGGTCGAAATACTGCGCAGCCGAGTAGATCGATCCCCAATCAAACCTGTTCTGAGCTGCCGCGCTGATCTCGTCGATCCCCGCGTTCAAATCGATATTGTATTCCGGGAAAATCTTTCTGCGCAGAATAGCGTCGACAAAGTGCCAGGCCGGGTTTGTCGAGTAGGCATAAGCCGTCTGGTTGCCCTCGTCGTCGAACAGACGCACCTTGGTTGAACGCCACAGCCCGATCGGGTTCAGGTCGGCCCACTGGGTCGGATCGTTTTGGTGGGTGTTCGTCTGGTTCTGGATCGGCTGTTTCCGCTTGATCGCGTAATAGGCGATGCGGCTGTACGCCAGCGGGTTCACCGCGGTGGGGAAAGCCGAGAAGAAGGAATCGACGCCCTGGTCTGGACCAGAGGAATAAGGAGAGAGTCCCGAGCCGATCACCGCGTCACAGCCGCGATGAAAGTGAAACTGGGTTGTATCGTCCCACTCGCTGCGCCAGATCAAGGTGTCGTTGATCCACAGCTCATCGCACCCATCCCACTCGCCTTCACCCAACAGCCAGATACCCACGCGCGTGAAATCCAGATCGCTGCTTCCCGTGTTCTGCAACTCGTAATATTCGGCGCGTTTCCCCGTTACCCACACCGGTCCATAGGCCAGCGCGATGGCAGCGTTGGTCGTAGTGCTCGAATCGACGACGGGCGTGGTTGAACTATTGGGCATCTCAGAATTGCCTGATCCTATTCATGACGTTTGTGGCCACGTTTGCGGTGGCCTCGCCGAAATTCTTCTCGTAGCTATTGGTGATCACCAGGATGCGTTCGAGCACCTGGCAGGTGGCATAGCTCTGTTGGCAGGGAGTGAGTTGAGTCGAACCACATTGCGCGCTTCCCCAGCGCCACTGGCAAATCTCCGAGTAGGTATAGAGCGGGGCCGTGTCGCTCGATGGGTTGAGAAGCTGTTTGCATTGCAGCTTTACCTCTTCCGGATCACTATCGTTCACGCTGAGCGTGCCGTGGATTTCCTTTGAGGCTTCTTCAGCGTCCGCGTGCCACTCCCGGTAAACAAACATCGCGCCTTCCAGAGCACTGGCCCGCATAATCTTCTCGAAGTCCCGCTGCAGCGTGTCGCCGGAGATGTTCTGCATCTCGATAACGCCCATGTCTGTCTGCATCGAGCGGTAAAACTTCCACTCCGGAACACTCAGTATCCAAGGCAGATAAGGCACCGTTGCTCCAGCCAGCCCCAGCACGCAAGGAGCATTCATCTTCCGGCTTGCCCAGTAATAGAAATTGCCGTTGCAGTCCTCCACGTCCAGAAGGTGAGCAGGCGCAATGCCGGTATGTGCGCCCACAATCTGTTGAAGGGTTGAGGAGTACGGAATCATCGCATCACCTGCAGGCCAGCCCAGGAAAGAGCCGGCGCTGTGGCGCTCGCGTTCTGCGTTGCATCCACCACAGCCTTCACGCGGTGAAAGTCGAGAGATATCCCAGGAGCCCGCAAGACGATCTGGGGACCTTGATTCTCAGCCGCGTAGCAATCGACCGTTTGTAGCAAGGTGCCGTCCACGTAGATATCCGCCTCCCCGTAAGCAGGGCCTTTCAGCATTGAGAGCTGGAAGCCATAGCCGCGGTACTCAAACTGCGCCCAGTCGCCAGCGTTTGCGCCGGCCGTGTCCATCGTGATCACGGTCTTCTTATCGAAGATATGTGTAGCCTTCGCCCATGCGCCGCTGACTGCGAGCTTCTGATCCCCATAATCGTTGAACGGGTAATGCCAGATGGCTTCGTGAGCCCAGTCGGTGGGATACTCAACCATCGGACAGATGGGAATCTCGGTGAACTCCACCATCTGCATGTCCCACTTATTGTTAGCCGTGAGCACCGGGTTTACGTCGCTGGTGAACTTGCCCACGTACTGGCGCTCATTGCTGTCCCAGTCGATGATCGTGAAATAGCCGTCCTCATATTGCTCGGCGTACCACTTCAGCCGCTGAGCCACCGCCAGTGTGCGCCCCAGCCAGGAGAGCGTGTAGACGTGACCAGCGTTACTCAACTCCCGGGAATAAGGCTGGCCGCCCACCGGCTTCTTGTTGCTGCGCGTATTGGCTCTCTTGCGCGTGAATCCAAAGCTAGGATTCATGCTGTCGCCGAGGTCCGGATCGAAGCCCTGGACAGGATTGAGGATGTCAGTCTCAGGCATCGGCCTGTCCCCCGTAGCTTCCGTAACTGGAGTTCAATGCAGCGCGGACATGATGCGCGTTATTCATAAAGAGATCCCGGATGCCCTTGGCGTCGGGAGAATGGAAGTGCAGGTGAGCAGTGCGGTCGCCTCCCTGGCTGCCGCTCCGCGCGTCCCTTGATTGCATGGTCGAGCGGTAACTGTTCGCCACGTCTTCCATCGAGGCGCCCGAGTTCAGCGCATCGAGCGTCGATTTGTTTTTCTGATAGGCGTTCGGCTTGACAACGAATTCGCCGAGTTGCGCGTGGACCAGGCCATGGTCCGGAGACGTGGCCAGGTCGCCGAAATCGTCGATTGCGCCGCCAGTGTCATACTGCGCCGCGCTGAACGTCGACGCGCTACGTCCGGCCTTCGCCTCCCGGCTCAGCTTCTGCTCGGCCGTCGAGATCTCCGGCTTGATGGTGTCCTGGTAGTAACTGTTGGCGGCAGGGCCGAGCTTGCTGATCGTGTGGTTAGCATCGGTCTGCGCACTCTCCATGTCGCTGTAGGCGCTCAAGTAATCCATCGAGCCCTGCTGGAAGCTGTCCGTGTCATTCTTGAGCCGCGGCCGGACGGTTTTCAGATCATAGACCCGCGCTTTCTCGCGGCCACCAAATCCGATTGCACCAACAAGCGCGCCAACGCCAGCGCCGATCGCTGCGCCAATCGGACCGCCAACTGCCATACCGAGTTCCATGCCGCTCATCGCGCCGCTGAGTGCTCCGCCTACGCCTCCGTTGCCTTGATACGCCGAGTACAACCCTACAGCGCCCTGGGCGCCGCTCATTACCCTGTCCGCTGTGCTGGGGCCTTGGCTGGAATCGCCTGAGCCAGAACTGTCGCTGGTGAAACTGCCATCGGAATTAAGTGTGCCACTGAGCGGATCGGCTTGCGTCTCTGCCGTATCACCGCCGGCGTCAGACGATCCTGATCCCCCTGAGCCGCTACCGCCCGAAAAATCACTCTCGGCCTGCTTATAGAGGCTGATGCCCTTGCCCATATTGTTTACAGCACCGACAAGGCCCGCGCCGCGTGGTGGAGGAGTGCCGCCGCCCGTCGTGAAGTTTCCCGCGGCCGCCATACTGGAGTCGCCCGCGCCGCCGATCATGCCGGCGCCAGCGGAAGGTGTCGAAGGCGTCGCTGCACTTACCGAAGGGGCCGATCCTACGCCGCGGGTGCTACCGCCAAACGCGTGCCGAACTGAACGATATGCATCGCCGACCAAGCCGCCGCCGCCCGCGTGAGTTGCAGGGGCGGAGCTACCGGACGATACGCCCGCGCCCTCACCGTTAACGGCTAAATCAGACGTGGACGAAAATCCAGACGAAGGCAATGCGCCACCGAGCAAGTTGGTGCCGCCACCGGCCGCTCCGGGAACCGCGCTGCCACCCATTCCCATTCCACCGCCGAAAGAGATGCTCGCCGACGCCACGCGAATCATTGCACTGTTCAGCGAGAACACACTGCTGGTCGCAGCGGCTGCACCAGGGTTCCCAGGTGCGGCCGCGGGCACACCTGGCGCGCCACCATGCTTCTTGCCGCCGAATCCGAAGTCGCCCAGGACGTTCCCAAATAGGCTTCCGCCATCGGGCGCAGGCGTGCCATGACCATGCTGCTGAACCTTCTGCACCAGGCCGGCCGCCGCTTCGCCCGCCACCTTGTCGCCCATCTCTTCCAGATACTTCAGCGGATGGTCCAGGCCCTTGAACATGTGATCAAATTCGCCGGCCATCTTTTCGCGGGCTGCCTTCGAAGCTTCCACCATGTCGGCGTCGCGCTCTTGGGCAGCGGCCACTTCACGGCGATTCGCGGCATCGTTGATCGCAGCTTCTTCTTGGCTTCCCTGCTTGACCCCCTCCAGTTCCTTCCGACGCCACTCTTCGAATTTTCCTATGCGGACGCGGTATTCGGCGTCGAGTGCAGCCGTCTTCTGCTTCTCGCCGCCCAGCGACTTGGCGCGCGCCTCAGCCTCGATCACGCCCGTCTCGTCCGATATTTCCCGCATCTTCTCAACGGATTGATCGCCCGCACTCTGCTTGATTCCGGCAATGCCGCGATCGAGATCGGATTGCTTGCCGCCCTTATCCTTGAAATCCCTCCGCAGCGCCGCGATCTGATTATCCGCGTCTGCGCGAATTCTGTTGAAGCCACTCAGCTCGCGATTCGCAGCCTGCGCTGTGATCTCGTCCACGCGAGTGGCAAAGGACTTGTTCAGCTCGCCGATCTGCTGAACTGTCTGTTTGTGGATCTCATTCACTTCCGCCAGACGCTGGCCAGGATTGAGGCCGCTGTTGGGATCGAAAACGGCATTGACTCTATTCTTTTCTTCCTGCTGGACACGGGAGACGCCCGTCAACCCAACCAACTGGGTCTGAGCGCGCATCTCCTGGATCTTGTGTTCTTCCTCTTCCATCCGGTGCATCTGTTCGTTATGGAACTTGGCATGGATATCCGCGACAGCTTGGGCCGATGCGATGTGCTTTTCTTCCAGCTCTCGGATGGCCGCTGCTTCCTGAGCGGCAAACAGCCTTGATCCGTGCAGGCCAGACTCCAAAGCTTCCTCGTGAATGCGGCGTAGCTCCTGAGCGTCCGTCCTCTGCTGTTCAGTCTGGTGGGCCTGAAACTCCGCGTCGGCATGCTGTTTCGCGAGGGTGTTTTCAGTCGCGCCCGCGTCCGGACGCACAGTGAGATACTTTGGGTCCGAAGGGTCTTTTCCACGGTTAGCGATCTCCGCTAGCTTTGTGTCTTCCTGGGCTCTGTAGCGCCGATTTTCGTCAGCGGTCTTGTAGGCGGCGTCACGCGCAATGCGTTCCTTTGCAATGCCTGTCAGCTTTGCCTCGGTTTTGACCTTTTCATCTACGATCAATCCGAGGTTTTTCTTGTGGGTTTCCTCCATCAAGCGTAGTTGGGTTGCGTCCGCAGTTGCTTGGGCCTCACCTTTTGTCTTCGCCTCCCCCATGGTCATGCCGAGATTGGGGTTGATTTTTAGCGTGTCGCCGCCTAAACCCAGCCCGACCGGGGCTCCGGGGCCAGTTCCTATGCCGCCCACTACAAAAGGACCGCCCTCTCGCGCCTGCAACCCTTCCCATAAGTTGGCTGTTAATTTTCTCCTGTCGCTCAGCCGGTCGAGCTGCTCATTCGCTTCCTTTAGATCGGCGGTCAGGTCCTCGACGCCGGCATTCTCATAGAATTTCTTCGAGGCCGCCTCGGCCGCCTCGTCATTGTATTTTTTGATCGCGCCGTCAACATCCAGCCACTTCTCGTAGAGCTTCTTCGCCCCATCGTAGAGCTGGGTAAAGACCATTGCGCCGATCTGGATTGCACCCAGGCCCATCATCGCCGGTCCCAGCGCGCTCAACGCGGCCTGCGCAATCTTGCTTTGTGCAACGATACGCTGCATGGCGCGGGGAAGATGGATGTCGAATTCTTCCGTCAGGAGGTGGGTGCCATGCAACGCTTCTGTGGCCTCACGTCGCGCGCTTGCCAACGCCTTTTCGGTGTCACTGGCGGCCTTTTTGCCCTTCTTTCCCATCTGGTCAAGGGTGACGTTCAACCGCTCCAGCGTGGAGTTGAGCGCCTGGGCGGTGGGCGTCACGCCCTTCAGGGCCGTATCTACATTGCGCACACCGCTGACGGCGCCCTTCTCATCTACCTGCAGTTCGATCTGTACGGCCGTCGCCATAGCTATTTCCTATTCCCTGTCTTTTCGCTACTTCCCGATTTCACCCATGCACTCCCGGCAAACGAGCGCATGCATTTCGTTGGGCATTCCGCAGTGAGGGCACGCCGGGTGCGCAGACTGGAAGCGGCTCCGTTCCTGTTTGAGCATGAGCAGCCCTTCCACTTCGACGGCCGCGAGGTCGAGCCGAACGATCTCCAGCACGCGCTCGACCCAGATAAGGTGCGCAATCCAGATGTAGTAGCCGTCCGGCAGAGTGCGCTGCGGTAGAAGCGCCTTGCGCGCCTCAGCCTGGTGTTCCGGAGGGGTCGCGGCGATCGTTCGATTTGCTTCCGAAGACGCATACCCCTCCTCGAAAAACTCCTGCGCGGCCGTGCGCAGCCCCTTCAGATCGCACGCCGCGCTGCCCTTAAAGTGCCGAATCGCGTCCACGGATCACTGCACGCGAACGGCATCGCCCTGCGAGAACAGCGCCAGCGCGGCCTCGGCCTTGTGCGCGCCGTCCATCTCTCGCTGAATATTCTCGATACCCACCAGCGGCTTGCCGTCCACCGAGTAGCCGTCGACCTCTTCGATCAGTTCGTCATAGATCCGCATGGCCACGAGCTGGCGCGCGGGGTACGTCGTGATGCCGCTCTCTGCCGTGCCTTCGACGCGCACCCGTGCCGATTCGAAATTGAAGTGGCGAAGCTGCGCAATCGACGGCTGCCGGAAGCGGTGCACCAGGCCGGAGTAGAGCGTGGCCTTACCCTTGTCGCCGGCTGACCAGAACGCGTCCAGCTCGATCGTGACCAGGTCGGCGAGCTGCGCGGTTTCCCGCGGCCGGCTCGACTCGCCCACGTTGCGCAGCACCACGCCAACGGAGAGGCGATGCGTCAGAGGCAGCGCCGTCTTCCAATTCTTCAAGCCGCTCAGGTCGCCGTAGCCCTCCACGGTCTTCAGCGCTTTCTCCACCAGCTCGATCTGCGCGGTCTCGCTCTCATACACCGTCTCGCGCACTGGGCCGCGCTGCAGCGTCTGGTGAACGATAGCGGCGAAGAACGCTTGCCAGTCCGCGGCCGTGATGCGGCGGAAGTGATAGCTAAACGTCTTCTGGGCGCCCTTCAGCGTGATGGTGCGCGGAACGTCCAAGGGAAGCATGGCCGTCACAGGAGCGATGTTCTGCGAACTGTCGGCCGGAAGGGCGGGCGCGGCGATCGCCGTACCCTCTGTGCGTTTGTTCTTTGCCATTTTCTTCAATCTCCTCGTAAACGGTGAAAAAGAAGGGGACAGCCACCGCAGCCATCCCCCAGGAGAAAACCCGTGTTTAAACCCCGATCAGATATGCCAGGTCCGTGTTGCCGACCGTGACGGTGACGCTATCGCCGCCGCCGACAGGCTGAAGGATGGAGTTCTGATCCAGCTCGACGGTATAGGCGACGTACTTGTCCTGTTCGCCAAGGTCGGCCTTGGGCAAAATGATGTGCGGATAGTCTGCCAGGAATGTGGTTGCACCCGAAGCGACTGCGATCTTCACTTCGAGTGGCGTCTGGTTGATCATCCAGTCGCGCACATCGGAGGTTGTGTCGACAGCGATCACCAGCTTGAGCTTGTTGAGCGGGCTGCCCTGGCGAACAAAGTACGGTTTGGTGCCTCCACCGCAGGCTCGGAACAGCTCGCATGCATGATCGAAGGTCGCTTCCCAGCTCAGAACGCGGGGCGAGAGCGAAACCGGCGCGCCGACCGGCCCGATCGAGACGGTGGAACCCGAACCGTAGAGGTACTGCGCCGTGGGCAGTGCGGGCAATGCGGCCATCGCGCCATCGGTCACTGTGTCGAGGCCCAGAAAAGACGCCTTGACCATCACCGACCCCTTGTCCGCTCCCGAGATCACGACTTGGGAAAGGGCCAAGTCACTCCACTTGCGCTTCAGACCGGCCGCGTCTTCGATGTAGACGTTGGTGAGCGGAGCCGGGTCGCCCGTATCTTTCCAGGTGAACGTGTGCGTGTTAGGCGCGGCTCCCGCGCCCGCAACGAACGTTTCCTGCCCCATCACGAAGGCGAACAGGAACCCGGCCAGGAAGTCGTCAAGCCGCGTGTTGAGATTGAAAGACGAAGACTCGGCAATCAGGCGGCTTTCGGTCGCCATCGAGTTGCCCTTGCCGGAATATTGGTAGTCCGTCTCTTTTTCGTAAACCTGCTGCGCAAACCCCGATGTCTCCGCGCGAGCCAGGTAGGTAAGGGCGGCATCGGCGAAGACCTCGCCGACCGTTTCCTGCGATTTCGCGCTCAACACGATCTTGCGGGCGATGGTCCTCTGGGTTGAAAACGTGGTAGCCATTGATGCTCCTTTCGCTCAGTTGAGCGGAAATTCCTGAACCGGGTGAATGATGCGAACACTGTGGCAGAGGACATTCCGGAAGAAGACGACCCGAACAGCCTCGGCTTGCGGTGGCCCCGACCAGTCAAACAGGCCGCCCAAGTGACGATTTGCGAACGCGCCGAAGATCGCGCGAATTGCGTCGATCTGCGCTTGCCAGATAGGCTCCGAGATGCCGTCCTGAAACGACATGAAGCCCGTCATCACGATATTGTGCGTGTCGCGATAGGCTTGCATGGCCTCATCTTTGGAAGGCGTTGACTCCCGGCTCACCATCCAGGTGCGCACGATCGGCGCGGCCGGGTTGGTCACCGCATCGACAAACAGCGCATTGAATGTGGCGTCATCGTTCGAAAAGCGGATCTGGTCGTAGACATTCGGCCCCACGCCGGGAACGGTCTTCAGAAGCGCGTACACGGCGGCGATAGCTGTTTGCGCGCTCATGCCGTAGCTCCTGTGAATCCGTGCGCGATGAAGGCTACGCCGATTGCGTGTTCCAGCGCCGCCGGCGCCAGCGGCTCCAGATCGGCCAAGGCGCGGGAAAACATCTCATGGCCTTGCGTGCCCTTCTTCTTCATGGACATCGAGATGGCGAACGCCAGGCTGAGCGCCTTCTTTTCGTCATCGATGCCAAACTTCTTCTGTACCCACGGCACCAGGGCGGATGCTGGCGGCATGTGCGGCTTCGACCCCGTCTCCACAGGAGCCGCGTACACATCGGCGCCCACCGCGGGGCTCACACCGATAATCTCCCGGCACATTGAAGCCTCGCGCACAAACGTTGGCGTGATTGATGCGGCCAGGTTGCCGAAGGCCACGGCCGGCGGCAGTGCGCCATAAGGGGTGACGATGTACTCCTGCACCATCTCCGCGCCCTTGATGCCGAGGGCTTCGAGACCAGCCTGGACGCCTTCCGCGAAGGCGGCAAGCATCTCCGGCTCCAGGGTCTCCGCTCCGCTGATCTTCGTCGCCCAGGCCATCGTTCGTTACCTCGAATACTTGTTGTGGACCAGCCGGTCCACGCCGCTGTTCTGTTCCAGGTACTGGTTGCCCAGCGAAAAGGCGGGTCCAACCTCGTCCTCGCCTGTCGTGCCCTCTTCCACGCCCATGTGGTTGTAGTACCGTTTCCGCAGCGCGGCCGCGCACTTGAGCATCTCGGCCGACTTCGAGCGGTACTGCACCACATCCGCCTGCATCGTCGAGTCGCCCGTCCCCACATAGAAACTGGCCAGGTTCTCAGCGCCCAGGCTCGCCGCAAAGTCCGTCACGGCGTAAAAGTCCTTGTCCGGGACAGTTGATCCGTCGCGCAGATGCCGTGCCGTCCAAGTCACGCGGAGGGAATCGCCCTCTTGGGGCGTATCGAAATTGATGAGGATCTGATCCGGCTGCCCAGGTGTGCGGTACACGCGGAAGTCGGAATCCAGGATGAGCTGCGGCGGCTGCTGGCCGATGGGGAACTCAATCTGCTGGATCACAGAGAAGTTCGATTCCCATACCGGCAGATCCGCGCCTTCGCCTGGCGCCGCCGGCAACGGAATATAGTTGGTGCCGTTTCCTTCAACGTCACTCACCAGGTAGAGCGGCGCATCCTGCGAGTACCGCTCCAGAATCGCGCGAGTCACCAGCGCCGTCCAGGTGTTCGCGCTGATTCGCTTTGCGTCATCCGCAAGGACATTCGGGATCTCCGCTACAAAGTCCGGGATTGCATAAGGAAAGGGCAAAATTCAGCTCCCAGCTTCCAGCGCCTAGCCCCTGGCTGAAAGCCGGAGGCCAGAGGCTGAAGGGTGTTCTTAAACGTCCACTTCGAGCATGTCCAACACCACGAACCCGGCCTTGGGCACCGTGGTTGCCGGAACGCTGGCCAGATCCACGGTCACCACATCGCCCGCATTCAGCCGGGCGCCGCCTGGGTACTGGTTGGATCCGCCTGTGATCTGCGCGCCGATCGACTTCGTAGCCGCAGCGCCCGCGATCGACAGGCTGGCGGCCGCGCTGACGGCGTTGCCGTTGACGTTCACATTGACTGCTGTCGCGCCGGCGCCCGTGCCGGTATCGCTCAGGCAGAGCTGCGCGCCCGCGATGCGCTGTGGCCGGGGCGACTTGTACGTCACCTGGCCAACGCTTGCCGCCAGCGGTGCCGGCAGCGGAAGAGTGAGTGTGCTTCTACGGAAACTGTCCTGCATGGAATCCTCGCTTTTCATTCGCGGCCCTGGACCGACTCCAGGGCCGCGCCAGCAATGCATCTACTGCTTCGTTGCGTGAAAATCTTAGCCGGCGACGACGTTCTTGCCCACGCCGCGGAAGTCGATGATGGCGCCGTTGAAGACCATCTTCACCTTGTATTGCAGCTCGTCCATCGTGAACTGAGTACCGACAGTGGGCTGGTTGGCGAGGAAGATCTGCGGGTTCTCGATGCCGTCGAGGAAGCCGATTTCCAGGAAGGGAGCATTGTTCTGATTGGTGCCGTAGTACCAATCGGTCACGTCAGTGAGCTTCTCGTTGACGAAGATGCGCTCATTGTTGGCGCCGAACCGCTGGTAGAAGGCGTTGGAACCGGCGGTGTTGGTCTGGTTGATCTGGCGCGCGGTGGCGGCCAGGGCCGGAGGCACCATGATCCAATCAAGCGGCAACCCGAGGGGTTCGCCCGAATCCTTCTCGGTCTGGGTCATCAGCGTAATTTCAGCGGTGATCAGGGCATCCTGCGAAAGGGCGGCTGAACCGACGTTCAAGTGCGCGGCGTTGAACCAGGCCACGGCATCCGCACCGTAGTTGGGGTTACTCACAAAGAAGTTGGTGATGTAGTTCTTCAACGTCCAGCGGCCAGCCCGCGCCAGGCGGCCGGGGAAGCGGGCGATTGCGCCCAGATCGTCATTGCGGATCGTCTCCTCGGAGATCGAGAGCAAGTTGCCGCGTTTCTGCATCTGGTAGCTCACGCGCTCATCCGTGGGCTTGGCAATTTCCGTATAGCCCGGCGTACCTTCAGCCACGATCGGCAGTTCGCCGAAGTAGCCCTCACGCACCCGGTCCTGCAGCTTGTAGTCGCTGATGGAAGCCTTGGTGTAGAGGTTCGACAGGCCATCGAGCGCCAACTCCGCCCAGTCCTGCAGCAGACGCTTGGTCATGGAGTTCAGCAGGATATTCGGGAAGTCGCCCGTCATCACAGCTTCCGAAGCCAGCATGCGGGTGCCGCTGAAGCCACCGCCGCCGGTCAGGTTGCTCAAGTCGTAATCACCCGTGATGGTGATGTAGGCCTCGCGCAGGCCCTTGAATGCCGGCACACCCTTGCTCATCGAATCCTTGATGCCCAGGGCCGCTTCCATCGCCAGGTGAAGCTTGTCGGCGGAGTCGAGCGTAATCACCGATCCGGGACGCACCCGGCCCACGTTATTGAACGCGGCAAAAGCGGTGCGGATGCTGGTGATTTCCGCGTCGATGGTGGTCTGCGGCAGGTCGGCTTCGCTGACCAGGGCGGACTCCAGGTGCGTGCGCGCCAGGTCCTGCGCCGGCTTGGGCAGCTTCGAGCTGACCAGGGAGGTCTCAATCCGGTTGCGGCTCTGAATGCGATGCGCCTCGGCGAGCTGCGTAGCGGCCTCGGCGGCGGTCACAGTCACAACCGGCGCGGCAGGCGTTTCAGTGAGAGCGGTTGTGACCGTCTCCATAAAGGTCGCGTAATCGGCCTCGGCAACGGTGGCGAACTTCAAACTCAGCTCGGCGCAACGCGCGGCGTTCTTTTGCCGAAGCGCTTCGAGCAGGCGAAGAATGGAATTCTTCATTGGTGCTCCTTCGGTAGCGCTGGCAGCGCCGCCGCGGTTCGGGCGATTGGGAACAATCGCCGGGGATTCAGGTTTGACCGCGCTCAACTGCGCGGCCGACAGTGTGCTCGCCACGTCGCTATTGGCAACGAGGAACTTTCCGCCCGCGCCTCCGCGGGCGCAGAGATCGACAGAGAAAAGAGTGTCCAGGCTTTCAGACACCAGGCAGTCCTTGCCCTCGATTCGGCCGGCCTTGAACTTCACATTCATCAGTGTCGACGTACCGAACAGGTTGAGGCGCTTCGCCTTCCGCGCATCGTCAAGCTTCGAACGCAAATCGGACTCCGCGGAAAACAGGTTGACGGTGGTAATCGCTTGCGTCCCATCAAACGATCCGCCCTCCATCCAGCCGGCGATGCGGCCGGGATCGGCTGCGCCGGTAGGGTCCGGACCGCCGATCTCCGGATGCCGGCGCCCAAAGGGTTTTCCGTGGACGGCCTCAGCTACTTGCTTGACCACCTCGGGAGTGTAGTAGTGGGGGACCCTTGCGCCGCTGATGCCGCCCGTCGCCCATCCCGCGCGAATCGCCACGATGGGATAGCGTCCAGGTTGCTGGTCGGCGTCCGCCTCGCTGGCAACGAACTCGCATTCGGTGGCAACGGGCACGTAGGCCGTCGTGACTTCCTGCGCGTCGCCAAAGGTGACAGTTTCGCCGTCGATCGTGTAAGGGATGCGATAGAGAGCCTGATCGGGACCGCGCGCAATCAGATAATCGCTGAACGTCTCGTAGAGATAGAAGCGCGAGGAGCACTGACCACCACTGCATCCCTGGCAGCATTGGCATCCGGTACCGTTCGCACAGCCCTGGCAGCACTGATCAGCGCATCCCTGGCAGCACGAACAGCTCACGCCGAATTGCGCGCGCAATGCTCCAGAGAGCAGCGACTGCTGCTCATCGAGCGAGAGATCTGCTTCGGCTGCAAGCAGGATGGCGCTCCGCAGAACTGTCGCTGCTCTGCGGAGCTGGTGCGCGAATTGAAGTGGTTGCTTCATTCGAACCTCGTTGTTACTTCTCTGTGACGGCAGCCTGGGTCTGAATTGCTGCGATCAAATCCGCTTTGATCGCGGCCGGTTCGAGAGTCAGACCGTGCACTTCGGCGGCATGCGCAATCAGTTGTTCCTTCGTCATCTTCGAAAGATCGACAGACTGAGGAGCCGCATCGGCGATCGGGAACGCGTACTTGCGCCCGTCGACTGTCACGCACACGCGCGTCGGAACGTTCTTGATGGTGCGATCTTCCCTGAGCAGAACTTGCCACTCCTGTAGTTTCGCTATTTCATCAGCGGAAGTGGGCGCGGGCACAGCGAGGAGCGCGTTCGCACTCTTGAGCGCCACCGTGCGTTGGGCGGACTCATTATCCGGGTAATCGAGCTTCGCCTGGGTGAAAGCTTTTGTGTAAGCTGCCGCCCACTGTTTTGCGGCTTTGTCTGACATGTGCTCTGGAGCGTTGGGAATTACCGAGACGGTTGCCATGGTTCTATCTCCTATGCAGCTTGGGTTATGACCGAGAGGCCGTAGCTCTTGAGCAACTGGCGTTCCTGGTCAGTGGGTTTCAGTTGGTCATCGTCCAGGTGTGGTATCACCAGGCAATGGCAGTTGATTGTGTTCTCCGCAGATCCGGAGGGATCGCGCGGATACATCAGCTCCTCGCCCTCCACGAGGAAAGGTTCGCCGGGATCGCGGTCCTGGCCGTCTGCGAGCAGATGACCGATGCGGGGAACCATAGCCACCGGAATATGCTTCCAGCGTTTCTTCAGCCCCGGATGCCGCGTGGCCAGGTCGCCGATCCGCGCCACCGAGGCCAGCGAGTGAACCCGCATGATCTCGTTGGTCGCGATGCTCATGGCCCGTTCGCCCACCTGGCTGAAGAGTCCGGAGAATTTGCCGCCCTCAAGCGTGGTGCCGATCTGTTCGACGAGCTGCTGCAGGTTGCTGCCGCCAAGGTACGCCCGCTGAATGGCGGCGTTGATCCTGGCGCTCATGTCGTGGGTCAGGCCGCCGATCAGGTCGGCCGTGTAGCCCTGGACCACCTGGAGCGCAGCACGGTCGACTACCGGCTGCACCAGCACAGATCCCGTGCCGGCCGCCACCGCCGCATCCACGCTGAGCGCGGCCTGCTCATAGCTCTTCTGTTCAAGCGTGTTCACCTGGGCCGATGCCTGTTTGCCAAACTCACTGAGGACGCGGTCGATCTGCGCCTTCAACGCCTGCAGCCTCGCTGCGTTGTAGCTCTCCGGATTGCTCTTGGCCACGTCGGCCAGGATCTCGCGGTTGGCTTCTTCGAGCAGCTTGACGATGCGGGTCCGCGCCTCGGGCGTCAGAGCCCGCGCCCGATCCGTGAGGAGGGCAAGCTGCTGCGCGTAAGCCTGGGCGCGGGAGTCAGCCATCAGGCCACCTGCTCTTTGGCTTCGTCTTCGTCCAGCAGATCGTTGTCCGGGCCTTTGCCAGTCTTGTCGGCCGCGTTCGGCTGCGGGGTCTTCAGCGAGCCCAGCGCCTGGGCCAGGGCCGACTGCGGGAAGAATTGATCCTGCTGCTTGGCCGCGCGGTCTTGCTGCTCTTGCTGCGCCGCCTCGTACTCTTCCTGGCTGTCATCGATATCCACGCCAATCTCAGACAGCAAAGTGTGGAAGGCCCGCGCCGCCGTCAGTCCGGTAATCCATCCCTCTTGCTGGCCAGTCGTCAATGCCGTTGCTGCGCCGGTCAGCGTCTGCGCGCCCTTCTCCAGGTCCTTCACGGCGATTTCAGGGAACTCGATCGAGTAGGAAAGGTCGATCCCTTGCGGCAGTACTCCGGCGCGCTGGGCGCAGCTCAGAACGAAGTTCAGCACCGACTTGATGCAGCGGGACATCAGGTTCTGCCGCTTCTGGATCTTCTTCGTAAACGGCGCATTCATCTCCAGCGCCGATGCGCGGTTGGCGTCATCGCCGTCGCCCATCAGTACAGGAGGGATTCCGGCTCCGCCCAGGCCATACTTTTTCACCATGCCCGCGCCGGCCGCCATGTCCTGGCCTTTGAAGTCCGGCGTCTGCGCTTCGATCTTCAGCTTCTCGTTGCTGACAACCACGCCGCCCTGGCGCGGCGGGTCCTTGGTCAGCTTGTTCTTGTACTCATCGACCTTCTTTGAGTCAGCTCCCTCCAGCGTGTAATGCCACACAAAGGAATTCAGGAACCGGCACTTGTCCGCGAAGTCGAAGATCATCTGATCAAAGACATCGATCCAGTCAGCCAGGCTGAATAATTCGCTGAAGCCGCGGCTGGCGCTCTTGGCCTTGTTCAGCGCGAAATAGAAGCACTCGCCATCGAGCTGCCCATAGTTCTCATCGTTGGGGTCTTCGATGCGGCGAACGATCAGCATCGGCTTCTGCAAGACCTCACCCACCTCGCGGCGCAGCCGGACAGCATACGGCACATTGATCGAGGCCGTGCCGTCCGCCGTGGCCATCTCCGCGAACTGAATGGTGTCGATGTTCATCGGATCGATGTAACCGACGCGCACTTTGCCGTTCACAGGATTGACGGCCACCGGCACGCACAACTCGCCGAAGGTGGTCTTCTCGTCGCACCAGGTCTCAATGTTGGCGTCCATATCGTTGACTTCGTCGTTCCAGAAGTCGTCGATCACCTGCTGCACGCGCGGGTCCTTGGCGGTCACGCGCACGCCTTTGCCCAGCGTGTAGTCGGTGAGGATCTCCACGATCCGCTTACCGAAGGGCGTGGTCACGGCGAGGAAGTAGCAGACCTGCAGCATGCGGTCATGCATCAGCGGGTTCAGGTCGCGGAGCGTGGCCAGGCTTGTGATGCGCCGGAAGCCAGGATCTTCACCGTCGCCCGTGGTCAGCGTGAAGAGCTGCGGCGCGACGGCCTCGGCCGCCAGGCGTTGCTCGGGCGTGATCTTGCCCGTGCCCAGCATCTTGTAGGCTGCGGTGAGCATCGGGATGTCGCTCTCGGCTACGTTCGAGAGGCCAGCCTTTACCAGCGCACCGCGCACGGCCGCTTCGTCCGCATCCTCGCGCGCCTCATTCCAGCGCTTCGCGTCGCCCAGATTGAGCATCGTCATGCTGTTGCGCTCGGCAATCGAGCGGCGTTGCAGCCAATTCTTTACACGTCCCGGAATCAAGCCCATCTGGATCTCCTGTCGCGGCGCACGAAGTCGTCGCCGCCCCGGCTCTGGCCGGCGAGTACTTCGCCGCGGCCGACGCCGGATTCCCGGCCGCCCACCTGAGCGTTGCTGCTGGCGATTGCTACCTGAAAGTTGATAGTGCGGGCGAGCTGCACCGCGCCCTGCAGCGCGTCGGCCTGATCGTCCTTGATTTTTCCCAGAAAGAGGAGCTGCTGGATCAGCGTCTTTTGCGTCCCATCCAGACAGAAACGTATGGTTCCGTTTTCAACCAGCGACGAGATGCTGGAGATCCGGAGAAACTTGTCCGTCAGGTTGGGCACGCCGACAACGTTGATATAGCGGCCCGTCACCCGGCTCTGCTCTTCCATCTCCTGCTTCAGAGCGTCCTGGTACGCCTGGTTCTCGATACCCACAACGACCGGTTGTTCTTCGTCGTAGCGGTTGAGGATGAATTCCTTTTGCTTGATGTACGGAAGCTTCACGCCTTCCGCGCGCTCGACATGCAGGAAGCCATTCGTGTCGATTGCCAGGGTGACGCTGGCAAAGAAATCCGCCCGCTTCTTCAGGCTGATCGCCGGATCGTAGTAAGTGACCCGGACACACGGTTTCTGTTGCAGCTCCTCGCGCCGGTAGGCGTGGCGAATGATCCATCCTTCCTGAAACACCTGAGTATCTGCGCTGATCGGCCGGTTGCGGAACTCCTGGTTAAAGAAGACCGACCCGACATCGCCTTCCTTTTCCTTCAGCGATTGCAGATCCCACTTCTCGGGCCACAGCACCGAATCCGGGGTCCACTCGTCATCTACAGCCTCGTAGGTGCGTTTGATGAACCGCTTGAATTTCTCCGGGTCCAGCAGGTTCGACAGGAACGAGTCGAAATGCAGAATGGTGCCGACGGCGAAGATCTGGGCATTCTTGCCCAGGCTCATCACCGTGCCCTTGAACCACTTGATGAGCTTCTCGCGCGTCTCCGGATTATCTACAGACTCTTCGTTTTCGAGATCATCCAGGATGATCAGGTCGGGGCGGTATTGCCGGTAGCGCAGGCCGCGCATGCTCTGGCCTGCGCCGCGCGCGACAATCGAGATCCCTGTGTTCGTCCGGCAGTCGTTGACATCCCACTTCTTGTCGCCGACCAGGTCGCCGAAATCCTCGCGCAACTTGGCGTTGGTTTCCAGCTCCTCTTTGATGGCGGCGAGTTGGAGCGCTGCGTTCGCCTGGTTGTCACCGATGAGGACGATGAACCGGCGCAGCTTGTAGCAGATGCAATAAAGCGGGAAGATCACCGAAACGACGGTGGACTTCGCATGCTCGCGAGGCGCGGCGATGGCCGCATACCGTTCCGTGAGCAGGATGGTGTACAGCTCACGGTGGAACACTGCCGGCGCGATGAACCGATCCGTCTCGGGATCGACCATGAAGTGCCGGAGATACTTGACGGCGAAGTCGGTGATCTGGTCGGCAAGGTCCCACGCCTGCGAGAGAATTACGGAGGCGTCCGCCTTTTCCACCCGCGACTTGACCGGAACTTTTGAGAACACAGACCGGAGACCAGCTCCGGCTTCCTCAAGCCGCTGTCGCTTCGATTTGCTTTGCGAATGCTTCAGCGGCATGAGATAGCTCCGTAATCAGTTCGTCTTGAATCGGGTCGAGAACTTCCCGCACCTGTTTACGAGTGCGCAGCTTCTTCAGCAGATCCTGCGCGGCCAGCAGGTAAATCTCCCGCGGATCGCCCGCCTCGGCCGCCAGCTTGGCCCGCTCGGCATTGATCTTGGCCAGGTCAGCCTCGACGCGCTTGGCCTGCAGCTCCACCCGCTGCAACCTCGACATGGTCAGAGCCAGGGCGTTCAGTCCCTCGATAAACTTTCCCCGGTCCGCGGCGCCCACACCCTGCATCAGGCTGAACACCTGGTCGCGCATGGCGTTGATCACCGCGGCGTTGCCTTCCGGCAGGCTCTTGGCGGCCAGGGCTGCTGCCCACTGCCGCGCCTGTTCCCCTTCGACAAGCACCTGCTGGCGAACCTGCGAGATCCGCAGATCGAACCAGCGCTGCAGCGACGACTTCGCCAGGCGCATCTCCGGGAACAGCTCCAGCACCTTCAGGTCGAGCGACTCCCAGTCGATGAACCCGCCGCCATCCTTGTCCCACTTGGCGCTGTAAGGAAGAGCCGACTGGTCGGCGATTTCGATCCAGGTGCGGCCGCGGTCGTAGAGCGCCTGGATCGCGTCGCGCGCACTCGGCGGCAGCTTGTCGATCTTGAGCGGCTGGCGAACTTCCCGCTTCTCTCCGGTTTTTGGCCTGGGTTTTGTCATGGCTAGTTGAAAGACACGTCCTCGTTGCTCTTGTGACGCGTGTAAAAGCGCAGCCCCACGGAAGTGAGCATGATCTCGGTGAGCCGGATTTTCCCGTCTTCCTCGTCTGGTTGCGACTTAAAGTCGATGTAATCGAGCACCTGGAGATCCTGAAGCAGCGTGACCACCTGGAGGCGCCCTACGGTCTGGCCGATTCGCAGCAGCATCGCCCAGAGTTCGCCGTCGGTGTACCGCTGTTCCTGACCCTCGTGATTTTCACGAATCAACTTGAGGATGATGCCTCTCCGGCGCCGCGCCAGAATCTCCTTACGTTCCGCTTCCAATGCCATCTTTCTCGCCTCCCCTATTGGTCAAGTGCCCCTGAATTGCCTTCACCGACTCCATTAATTGGCTCAACACTTCATCCTGCTGATCGAGTCGCTCATAAACGCTCTGCGACTCCTGGGCGGCAAACGTCGCCAGCCTTTGTGTCTCGCGCGCCTGTTCCCCGCCTTGCTCGGCTAGCCTGGTCAACGCCTCGGCCGTTCGCCCCTGGGCCTCGGCGGAGCAATGTACGCCGCTCGCCACCACGCTGAAGCTCTCGCGAACCGTTGCGTTCAGCCCCTCCAAAAACTTGCCCACGATAAATAGCGCCACGATCGCCACCAGAAACGCCGGCCCCCAGCCTTGCAGCAATGCAAACGCCCGATCCGGCTGAGCCCGCAACACCTCGTAGGCGCCCAATACCACAGCGGCCCCACTCGCGCCGCCGATCGCCACGCCCGCATGCTTTAACCAGCCGCCCCGGAAACCGAAGGCCACTTCAGTACGCGGAATTCCTGTCTCACTCAGCCCGAGCGCCGTCACTTGGGTTCACCGCCGACGTATCCGCGCTCCTGGAACGTCTTAATGCTCGCCACCACGAGATCGCGTAAACCATCAGCGGAGAGATGCACCGCGGCCGGCTCAACTGGCGCCAACCCCTGAACCAGTTCCATGGCCGCCGGTGCTGTCGCCAATACCTGGTTCTCTGCCAACTGGACAGCTTGGCCAGGTCCGGAAGTTCTTGCGGCCGCCCCAACCGCGGCCACACCTTGGAGCGCGGTCAGCAGCTCCGCCTGGTGGCGGTTCGCCTTGGCGCTCATGCCGGCGATCGAGAGACCAATGCCCAGCACAGTGAGACCGGTCACCGGATCAAGTTTTCCGTACCAGACGCCGGCCACCGCCGCCGCCATCACCAACCCTCCACCCAGGATGGTTTTCTTCCCTTGCCACCAAACCAGGACTGCCGCCCAAACCTTCCCCATGAAACCCCCTCAAACCCCGAAACCCGCCTCGCCGGTCAAACCGGAACAGTTTTTCCCTCATTCGCGGCCCGCTAAGGCCGCGTCGTACCCGTTCACCTTAAAAAAAGGTCCAACCCCACCACGGCGGCTAGCCCGGCGCGCTCAGGATGCCCTCCGGCGCGTTTCGGCTTTTTCGCCTCTCAGGGGGTCTCCACGGCCTGGGCGACCGTCAGATTGTCCGGCCGGAACCACATCGCCTTAAACTTCGCTTCGAACCCACTCACCGTCTCGGCGCCGACGGCGAACGTCGCGGAATTGTCCTGGTTTCGTTCGCCCTGCTCGCTGAAGTTGGCCGAGCCGTCCCGCACCACGCTCGAATCCACGCAATAGCTCTTCAGGTGCATCAGCACCTTGGAGTGCTTCACAAGGATCTCGACACCCTTTAGCCCGATCAGCGCGCGCAACGGAATTCGCGCGCAAGTGGCATCGCCTCGGCACTCAGCCTGCAACTCGCCCCTATCCAGATAAATCCGGATCGCCACGCCGTGGGCCGCCCGATCCACCAGCGCGTTCACGATCGCCTGATCAGTCAGGCTGAAGGCGGCCAGATCCAGGGTCTTGTGTGCCAGGGCTATCTCCGCCACGTCCATCTGCTCAAGGTTCAAGTCCGGCGAGTACTCGGTACTCAGCGCCGCAACTTGTGCGTACGCCAGTTGCCCGCAGCTTGCCATTCCCACAGCCAGGCCAAAGATCAAGCCCAACCCCATCCGTCCCCGCATCCCCATCGTCATAGCGTCGTCACCAGGGCGCGAATCTTGTCCGCGACCAGCCCTTCTGAAATGAACCACGGTTTTACTGTGCATTGAATCGTGAGCACCTGGCTCGGCTCGTCATAGTTCCAGGTAGCTGTGAAGCCGTTGCCGCTGGCCGTGCCCATGTCGCCCATGACGGCCACGTCGGCCTGCGCCCTGATCCGAGCACGGACCGCCTGAAAGCGATCCCGCGAGATGTTTTGAAATGTGACCGGCTTGCAGGCTGCCATCGGTTCCTCCCGCTTTGTTTGGCGGCATCCGGCCAGGTTCGACCGGATGCCGCCGGGTTGGTTGAGTTCTCGGGGTACACGCGGCACTCTCCGCATAGGTACTGGCACTTCGCCGCAATCCCGAGTTTGGTGCTCTCTATTAGGGGGTATCTCGTTACTGCGCGGCTTCGTCGGCCTGGGCCTGCGTTCGCGCAGCGGCATCTTCGGTTGTGGCGTCGGCCAGAAGCGCCGCGTCGGTCTCGCCCTGCATGGCCAGCAGCTTCTGCACCAGGGCCGCTCCCTCGCCAAATACCTCGGTCGCCAAGGCAATCAGCGCAGCAATCTCCTCCGGGGTCAGCGCCAGGGCTGCGAAGATCAGGAACCCGCCATTCTGCGGACTTCGAGGCGGACTCTGGTTTCGGCTGGTGCTCGATCCAATAATCGTCTGCAACACGGTCACCTCGGTCCGGATCGCCGAGATGATGGTCTCGAACTGTGTCTGGGCCGTTGTCGACTTCAAATGCAGCACGCCATTCGCTTCGAGGCCGTTGAGCTGGGTAAGGAACGTATTGAAGGTCTGCACGATTGTGGCGGTGTTCACAGTTCCGCCGCTTGCCTTGGCTGCGGTCAGTTGCTGCACCAGCACGTCGTTGGCTTGCGTGGCCTGGTCAATCAGCGTGGCCACCTGCTGCCGCTCCGGCAGGCTGATCTGGCCGGTTGCATACAAGCTGTGGTTCAGGTCGGCCGCCGTCTTCAAACTGTTGGCGATCGAGTCCGCGGCCACCGCCGACTTGTGCAGCGCCGTGCCACAGCTCGATGTCCAGGCGCACAGCCCCGTCATCGTCACAAGCGCCAGCGCCAATACCAAACTCACCCGCCACAGAGGGCGGCTGTTGACATGCGTTCTCATTGGTTTGTCTTTCCGCCGGCGGTGCCGGACTTGGTTTCGGTTGTGTTCCAGAGCACAAGCTCCGCCTCACGCCTGGCTTTGAGGCCGGCGTTCTCTTCCGTGCCGGCGCGATCCCAGCGCAGCAGTTCCTGCGCCGCGGCCTCGTAATGACCGGCGTTCAGCTCTTTCAGCAGAGTCGAAGCCGAGAGGCGCGCCCAGCCCAGGTTGAAGACGAAGTCCACCAGGGCGTCGAACTGGCCTTGCGTCAGCGGAACTTTGACCAGGCGCAGGACGGCCGACTCCGCATCGTCCACGTCGCAGGCGAGTATTTGTGCGGCAACGTCGGTGTTCACGCCATCCGCAAAGGAATCGGGATGCAGCAGCCTGTGGCCATAGCCGATGGTAGGGAATCCCTCCACATCCTTATAGACATGGCTGCGAAACCCCTCTGACTGCTTCAGTAATTTGAAACCCGCCGCGCTGAATTCCATCGCCCGCTCCCTCGCTCAAAAGTGAGGCCGGGGATTGCAGCGTGCGTACTGCGCTGCCTGCAACCCCACGGACACTCTGCGTGTGCGCCACCTGTTCGGGCTCCTCGCGGAGACAACCGACGGTGCGTTCAGGTTTCAGAGTAGGCGGGGATGAATCAGACG